CGAGAAGCCACCTGCCTCAAGACGCCTCAGCTGTGTCAAAAGCGAGTCCTTAATTGCTCGTGGGCCAGTTGGCGGAAGAGCCCAATCCCAACTCAACAATGGAGGGAGAGGTTCCGTGATGCGAGGCTTCCTCCCTCGAGAAAGCAACTCTTCATCTCTCATCTTCTGCTCAAGCGCCCTCAAAGAATCTCGCATAGCATCACCAAAGCGCTGCGGCTCGTTGGTAGTCGCACCTTTCCCTTGTGGGGAAATGTTCGCCACTCTCCGAGCCATGAGTTTGCCGTTCTTATCATAAGCATAGTCCTCAACGTCAACGTCTTGGCGACCCGCCGTGGTGTCAACCATCTTCCAGAAGTCTGCCATCATAGGGTGATGCCTGAGGTCGCGGTACGAAATAGACGCGCCAACATCAGCAGCCACCTGCGAGAGGGTTTTCTTCTGGCCTATGAAATCACCAATAGGGTCATAGTCGAGATCCTCAGAGTCGCTTGGCTTAGTAGTCAACTCTTCCAACTCACTTTCGCCGGAAATAACTGAGGTAGCACTAGCGTAGGAAGCATGTGAGAAACCAAGTTGGTTCCTCGCAGCCTTCTCGCTCTCTTTTGTCTTGTGGCTGACGGACAACGACTGAAGACTAATCTTCTGTTGGATTTCTGCCAAAGATGGCATAGGCTCTTCCTTCGGTATGGCGGGAGGCTCAAGAGCACGCAGCCCGAGCGCATCGCCATCCGGAGGAGACACCTCTGCAACAACCGAGGCAGAGTCCAGTCCTGGGGCGGCAGCCGTGGGAGTAGTCTGAGCGGCCGTTTGCAGAATGCGATTCAGTCGCTGCAACTTCTCCGTCGGAATATTAGAGACGGCCTTAAGGATCTCATAGTCAGACGACTCATCATCAAACATATCAGCCCAACTCATCCGGGCTCTTCCTCCACCAAGTGTATTGAAACCCTGCAAATGCGCCGAAGCAGCCTCCGCGGAAGCTGTCTCCCCGCCGTGCAACCTAGCAGCATGGCCTGCTGCAGCCATCTGTGTCTCCTTAGAACCTTCATGAAGACGTTCCCAGTCGTAGGTGTCCTTGTATGAACGAAGACCCTGTTTGTCCCCAGTGAGTGCCAGCATGGAATATTCTTCATCGCCTCCTTCAGCATACTCAAGAAGATTAGCATACGCACTATCCTCCAAAGCCTCCTGAAGACTCCGATTAGAGCTACTACTAGAGACATCAGCCGAGAGACTTTCGCCAGAGAAAATCGTC